TCGTATCGAGGAACAACATCCTCCGGCTGCCACTCGTCGTCGGCATAAACTGCGACGCGATCACCGGGACGCCATCAAACTCGAAGGCACCGGGAATACCAAAGGGCAAGTTCTGAGCTGGCTGGGCGGGCTGCCGCTGGAAATCAGTCAGGAGCCCCTTCACCCAATTATGAGTATGAATATCAGTCACAATCAGGTCAGTCTTACCCTTCGCCTGGAACGTCGTTGCGAGCTCACTACGAATATCAGCGAGGCCAATACTACCACTCTTATCAGTCGTATTAGTCGTGATACTCTGAATTAACCCGTCAAACTCGGTACTATAAGTGCTCGAGTCACCATTAATAATAGTATCCTCCTCGAGCTCAAACAACGCCTTCGTCTTCACGCTCAAGTCCAGAGCATCAGCGTCAGCATAACCCCTCATCGCGGCTCTCGCAACACCAGTAACCTGCCCGACACTATAACCGAACTTAATAGCTACGCTCTTACGGTCATAAGTGTCAATATCCTCCGGGAGACTCCCGAGCTCCGGCCGCCAGTGAGCACCACCCTTCGCAGTAATAACATTAAAGTCATAAGTCTTCCCGCGAACAGCGACCCGGCGGATCATACTCCGGAGCGGCGTCTCATAAGCGGTCTGGTCGATAATATTAGGATCAACCCAGACCGGGATCAACGCCGAACCAGCAGTACCAGCACCACCAGTACCAACGCCACCAGTTAATCCAGCATCAATACTCGTCCCGGCCTTTAAGATCGCCTCCTTATACTTTTTAGCAAAATAAGGCCTCCGGTCGAGCTTCGGGTTCTTCGCCCACTTCGGATCCCATAAGACGGTACCGTGGCCGAACTCGTCAGCACCCTCAACACCCATACCACGATAAGCCTTCGAGAAAATAATATCTGCCGACTCATTATTGAGCGGGTCGAGGCCTATCATCGTCTTACTAAAAGCCGCTTTCATCTTGCGAGCACCTCCCTATTATAAAAAGCTTTAATGATCCCCCCGACACCAACATCACCATCATCAGAAACTATCGAGCCAGTATTAGCCTCGGGAAGCTTCTTCCGCATCTCCTCAAGCTCCTTCTCGCGCTCCATAATCTTCTTTTTTACATTAACTTTCTCATTACTACCGTCATTCTCAACTTTCTTCTCCGGAATACTCTTCTCCGCAGGATTATCCTTTTTAGTAAGCTCCTCAAGATTCTTTAACAACTCCTCCTTCACGCCATCAATCCTCTTCTCCAGCTCGGCAATAACATCCTTCGTTACCATACTCTCCTTTAGAGCCGAAAACTCTTTTTTCAACTCTTCAAGAATACTCTTGTCTTCCACTCTTAACACCTCCTCATCAATACTAAAAGACTTCGCAATAGCGAACGCCGCGGCGTGACGATTACTCGGGATACCAACGAAATCAGCACTTAACATCTCGCCATTAACGAAACGCTTATGAGTCACGCCATTAATCTCCACGCTATCAGTTTCTTCCGGAATAGCAGTGATACTAATACCCACTGGCGCGTTATCCTTCCGGATCATATCGTGAATAATCTTCGCGTTAGGATTACTCAAGAAAAAACGAGGCTCGGCGATCAGCGCGTGATGCTCCTCACCATTCACCTCCCGCTTCTCCACCCGGAGATTAGTCCACTCCGCGATAAGATTCATCGCCTTATTCTCGTGATCCATCAACGCGGGGAGCGACCCCCTCTTCGCCGCGCTCACGAGAAAATCCTTCCCGATAATCTCGTTATCACGATCAATACTCGTATCGCTCAAGATAGCCTCTATCTTCGCTCCCCGCTTCACGATCGGAGCGAAAAACTTGACGATATCACGCTTCTTCCCGAGCTTCGCCTGACACACCGCGTAAGCACTCTCCTCCTTCGTACGACCAGCCTGCGGCTTAAAATCCGGATCAGCCATTAACGCCCTGACACAATCATCAAGCTCCTTCGGCATTTTCCAACCATCTTTTTTTAAAGCTCTGGAAGCTGGGCTCAAAAAACCCTTTAGTGGAAAGGGTGGTGGATCGGTGAGGTTGTGCGGTAGTAGCCCGGCTTCCAGAGCATTATAACAATAGTAATGATACCAACTACCTTAATAATACACCTTTTTTTTTATTCCAGCTCCGGGTCAGGATCTAATAAATCAAACTCTTTCTCTAAATCCTCCCCCTCACCCGGTGGCGAAGGCTCAACACTATTAATAACATCTTTTAAAAGAGGAGTGCCGACGCGCAAAAAATCATTCTTAAACTGCTCCTCCTCCTCCCGAGAACGAAAAGAACTCTTTAACAACTCGCTACGCAATAACAAGCCATCATCATCAACCCAATACAAGACATAACGATTCTCGTCACTAAAATAACGCACTGGACGATCAGGATACTTCTTTCTCATTAAACCAACCCTCGACCGGAAAACCGGGAATTCAACTTCGCAAACCACCATTACCAATCACCTCACGTTTCTCCTTCTATATAACCACTACTATCACCGCTCAACCCGCAAGTATTCGGGCTCTGAATATAAGACACGCCCGTCACAGCGGCCTCGACGCGAATCACTCCAGAACCACTAATAACTATCGGGTTACCACCCAAATCAATATTACTCGTGATATTACAACCACAAGGCAAGTCCCACGCGCCACTACCACTATAAGCGCACGGATCACCACCACCAACAATAGTAAAATTACTATCCTCCACGTAATACGCGGAATAAGAATTACTACCGCCCAAGTCTATCGCGCGACAACGCAAGAACTCATAAGTCTCATTAGCCTCCCCGCTCAAATCATACGTATAAACAGAGCCGTTCGTGTGATTACCGATTAACGTCCAGTTCGTTGTCGTTACCGAACCAAAATACGTGATATTAATATCGTCAAAGAGACGGCCATCAGTCGAATAAGCATAATTATCATATTGCGTAATTTTAATCTTAAAATTCTCGTCAGTCGTTCCACACCAGTCAGGATCAGTAGTAATATTAATATTCACGTGATACCAGCCACCAGTCGATTGATCAAGGTTCTGGAGTAAATACCAATACGAGCCATCACAAGAGAAATAAACAGCGTCACCGTTATAATGCCCGGAATGATCAGCGCCATTATGTTGCTCATCACTCTGGTCGTAATGCCAGAAATCAATAATAACCTCTGTCATCCCACTCATATCAAAATTAGTGATAAGCTCGTTCAACGTATACACGCCATTAGGACTTCTATCCATTAAGAGAGAATAAGAACCAGAGTGCGCTTTAACGGTCGTGACGATAACACGACCATTCGCGTCGCTCGAATAAGTACTCCAATCACTACTAATAGAACCGCTCTCCCACCCCTCAACAAACGACGTGTACCCTTGAGAGGTAGAAGAATTTCCTTTTTCTAAAATATATGTTATCGTATCACCCTGACTATCAATACTACCATTACAAGCCATACTCACAGAGCCACTAAAAGTATTATTACAACTACCACCATCACATTTTATCTCTGTCGGCGCGGACGGTGGCGTCTGATAATAACCCTTCACGAAAATATTAAAATCCTCAATACTCCCGCCATTAGAAAAATTAATAAGATACTTTAAGGTTTGATTACCACTACCACTCCAGTTCTGCCACTCATTATTACTCGCGGTCACGTACGACGTCCCGTTATCAAAACTAACGTTTACCGTTACTTTCCGGCCGCTCCACGACGCGTTAAACTCTCTAACCTCCGTCGTCGTATTTAATGAAATACTCTCGTACTCGTCATCATAACGCCACGAGCCATTATTATATAACGTGGCGATTTCTTCTTGACTTAATACCCTCCCGAAAATCTTCATCTCATCAATAGTACCATTAAATGACGTACCTCCAGAACGACCGCCGATTTCCACATTAGTAGTAGTCTGGCGAAAAGAATTCGCGCCACCACTATCGCTCGCCACAAGCGAGCCATTAATATAAACTTTTGTCACGCCACTCGTCACGTCATTACTCACCGCGAAAAAAAACCACCCAATACCGGAAACATTACCAACATCAATAATACGGTCAGTATCCCATAAAGATGCACTCGTCGTATAATACGCTACCCGGAAAGAACCATTCGGAATAACAGAAATTACAAAAGTACGCTGGCTCGGCGAGCCAACATTCCACTTATTAATGAGAACGCCGCCTTTTTCATCGGTTCGCGCCCACCCAGTAATCGTGTGATTATAATCCTCGAACAAATTATTAAAATCATTCGTCACGACGCGCTCATTACTTACTGCAG